CCTCTGCATCTCTAATATGCTGCGGCATAAATACTGTCTTGCCGGAATATATAAATGCTTCATCTGCCGTTGCCGGATACCACTGACGAAAGAACTCTTCTTTTGTATATCCAATAGGCGGTACCAAAGTGCTGATTTTCCACCTTCTCCACGCAAGTTGCATGTACGAAACCATTGCGCCGCTTGGAAGCTCCTGTTTAAGTAGCCACTTTTCGTCATCGTCTAATGTTTTCCTTATTTCCTCTATCTGAGTTATAGTAAGTTCCCTTCGGTATTCGCTATGAAAGAACCAAGGGATAAAGATTCTGAGATATTCAGGGTCTTTACCCTCTGCTTCTTGTCGCTCGCTTTCCTTCCATGTATTATAGAATATGCCGCCAACCCCATTTGCCGTAGATTCAATAATTATCTGCGTTCCAAGGATTGCCGGATGTTCCGATGGAACACTTTCAAGAAGACCAGCCACAGTATTAAGGGCACTGTCTTTAAAAAAGGCGTATTCGGATAAATGTATGTAGTGGGTTGTAATCCCCAAGCCACCTTTTGACTCGCAAGTTTTTACGTCATATCTGCTTTTAAGTCCGGGCTTTGCTGAGCCCTTCGGTGAATCAAATATCAGTGCCTTTTCGTTACTGGCTCTTGTCTGAGGCCGCACCGCCTTGGGTGCATTTTCATGGAATGTCTTTACCATGTTAAATAGGTTATCCCTACTCATGTCTGCCTCGGTCATAATAACAACACGCTTACCTTTTCTATAACTCACTTTATGATAATACCATGATTCTACGAAAGTAGAGCCTCCCCACTGTCTGCATTTAAGTAGGATAGCCCTTACATACCCCTTTCTCTCCAACTCCTTTTTGACAAGGCCATGGACGTATATCTGAGATTCATTAAGTTTGAATGGTACCAACTGCCCAGCCTTATTGGTTATCTTGTGGCAGCGTGGAGCATAATACAAGTAGTCATTCGCAAGTCGGTTTCTTTTCGCTTTGCGCTTTTCCTCAATATCGTCTATTTCCGTAATTTCTTCTAGTTCTACTAATGCTTCCATTATATTTTAGTCTCGTCTAATTTGTGGTCGCCGCACCAATCAGTAAGGAACATCACTGGAAATCCACTCATAGTAGGAGCGTGTCTCCGGCAACGGCCTATTTTGATTTCACGTTCATCTGATGCCTGTTTACACATAAACCACATACAGGTTAAACAGGTCATACCTTGACTTCTATGTTTCCAGTTATCCATTACAAATACCCTTTCCAAAAATACAATGAGTAATCATTATATACCCTATGAAAATTCCAAAAATAGTAAATGCGATATATCCAGCGTTTATCATAAATTAAGGCAATAAAAAAGGCCAAGACATGCGAGGGGTGCAGCCCTGCACGGCTTAGCCTTATTATTGTTAAATTGTTAAATTGTTATTAGTTTAAAATGCTACTGGCCACTTTATGAACCGCCATAGAAAAAGCCATAAGTTCTTGCCCTTTTCTACATCCGCCTGTAAACATTTTAATTCTAATTCTGCTACATCTACTCGTTTTGCCATGTGAGTCTTGTATACATGAATATCGCATACTTGTCTTTCGATACTTGCCAATATCATTTTTTCAAAAGTTATAGTCACATCACTTGTTAGTAGCGCACCACCAACTGTAAGGGTTAATGACTCGTTCTTATTACCCCATTTAACTTTCATACTGCCTCCTTTAAATAAAAAAACTGACCTGAAACTTAATTAAGAGCCTATGTTATATAAACTTAAGCCTTAAATATCAAGTTTTATTTAGTATTTCCTCTAACATTTGCTCGACTTTAGTATTGTCTCTTCCGGCTACCCTATTCCTGTACTCGATATATGCGAAGAATGAGCCGATGACAAGGGCTGCAATAGTGACGTATTTTATCAGTTCAGACAACATCTCACGCCGGGTTTTCTTGGCCGCCTTCATCTCACCGACAGTCTGTTCTATTCGTGACAATGAACCGTTCTGGTTTTTTACATAATTATCAAAGCGTTTCTCTGCCGGGCACGACTCGCTACACTTTTCAATAAGATCATGTATTACCTCAAACTTTTCATCGTTGTCGTCATCATGTGCCTTAAGGCTCTTTTCGAGTCCACGTACAACCACAGCCGTCTCGATTATTATATCTCTGGTCTTGCGTCCCCACATCTTAAGTGCCTTCCTTATTCCAGTATGTAACATTATCGGATGCTGTTTTAATGGCTTCTTTCATTGCCAGTTTGTCTTCAACCGATACATCGCCGCTTCGGTCAATTATATCCGCTATTTTCAGTGATAGAGTAAGAAATTGTGCTACCAGTGGGATAATTACTGCGATTGGTAAACTCATTAATATGCCTTTATTGAGTAACTAGATATTCATTCAGGATGATAAGTAGTTTCGATAGCGTCATGGCTAAATTCCTGTACTGTGTATCATCCCCGGTGTCTATCATTTCTGAATAGGCAACACCCATTTTCTTGTATACCGTTACTGCTGTGTTGTAGGCTTCTCTGGCATCTGTGCATTGCTCGCTGGTTAGGGTCTTCTGTATGCACATCAACCTCAATGAGGTTTGTACTGAGTCCAGAGTTTGGCCAATAGATTGGTAAGTTATTAACGTCCGCTTTTCCGGCGGAATGGAACTACAACCAAGAGAAAAAAGGGAAAGAGACCACAACATCAACAGAAAAAAACAAGTAAGATTTTTGTTATTAATATAAAAGTTCTTCAAACCTTGGCTCCCTTGGTTGTAGAAATGTAAATACTAAATTAGTAGAAATTAGTACAAATTAGTTTTTAGAGGGCATCAACTGTTGCTAATGCTTCCCTCTCATACTGCTTCACATGTTGTCCTGTACCGTATTGGCCTTTTTGTCTGTCCCTGAGTTCGCCGACTTTCGACTTGTTCCAGTTCTGGACACGGCTGTAATAGCCGACAATACGGGTAACGCCTTCGCACGCAATGGCTGGCTTTTCAAGATTTATTACTGCAATAAATCTTTCCGCCTCATGCTCATTCGTACACTTCGCAAATATTTCTGGCACTTCAACAGTTATCTGATGGCCTTCTATATCTTTTGCTATGTTGCTGTTCTCGATAACGATTATATCGCTACCTTCGCAACCGCCGCCTTCTACTTCACAAACTATCTCCAAGTTATGTTTCATCTCTATCTGAGCTGAAAACAACTCCAAGCTGTGAAGCAACTGCTTAGTTATGCCAGATTCGTACATATTGTGGTACCCCCTTCTGTAAAATTTAAAAAACTATTTATTAAAACCTGCTGAATCAACTTCCTCTTCACGGCCATTTTCAATCTTTATATTTGCAAGATATAGCTCCCTGTCAAGGTCGTTGATTTTGTCTTGAAGCTGCCCTGTATGTGTCAGGATAGCAAGATGTACCTGAGACCGTATGTGTGCCACGACCTCTATGCGGAGCTGGCCGGATGGCAGTAATCTCATTATTTTTGATGTGGTTTCTTCGATTGTCATTTGTTGGAAACTTTTATAGTGACTTCTATTATAGTTACGCCCGTACAATCTGCCGGAATTTTATAATACAACCCCGGCGAATTTACCTCTTCTGAGTAATCACTTTGGTTATTATACGAATTAAAAGCCGTTAATGCAATAAAATATTTCTTACCTACTTCAAGGCCGTCTACCTCAGTCTCTGTAACGGTTCCAACGGTTTCTATGCGAGTATAATTCCCTGCTGATTCGCCTACATAAACCTTGTATCCGGCAAGATTGGTAATCGGAGAACCGTCTGCATTTTCGGTGACTTCGTTCCATTGCAGCTTAATACTACCATCGTTCTCCTGAGCTACAACAACACCGGAACAACAGAACCAAAGACAGACAGCCAATAAGACGGCCTTAGCGGTCTTCCTGAGTATTCCGCCGGGCGAATTAAAACCCTTCTGGAAGTCCTTTAAATTCTTTTTCTGCTTCTTGGTAATCTTAAGCCCCTTGGCTTTCTTTTTTTCCGCCATCGTTTACTTCCTCCATTAATAGTTCAACGTAACATTTAATTTTCTGGTAACGCTCCATAAAGCCACTATGCCCCCATTTAACATAGGTCTGTTTAAGGTTGCTCCTTTTCTTTTTAAATCCAAATCTTCCGGCGGCTCCCATTCCATAGAATCGAGCCATCCACACAACCTTGTCATTTTTACTGATAAAATTTATTACTTCTGTATGCGGATGTTTACTCCAATCATAATTACGCTTCATAGGGCACCCAAGAAGTATAAGGCCATCGACTGCAAAAGTCGGCCATCCCTTACGGGCGTATCTCATATCCATTGCCCTGCTTACGGCCACGGTACCATTGCTATGTCCTATAACAATTATCCTGCTATCTGGATAGTCGCTGTCAATGGTATCAAGCCGGGCGGCGATATACTTAGCTGTCATTGATCTTACCCATGGTAGGGTATTCACAATAGTAAGCAGCTTTGTATATCTTAGATTGATGAATACGCACTCCCTCTTTAAGTCCTTTTTTAGTCGCTCTGAGAGTGCAGACATCTTCTTGCCCTTGCTTTCTTGCCCGTGTATTGTTATTATTACTGTATTAGTCATTGATAGATTTTCCTCCCTGCTTCCATACGTCAACGCCTCCCATTGCGGCTATCAGCGTCATTGCTGTAAGTGCTGGTGCTCCCATGGTTACGGTATAAGCCAAGTGCATAAAGACTACTACCACTATGGCCATCACACACCACATAAGAACGCCCATACGTTTGAGTCCTATTGCTGCTTTTTTTGTGGTTTCACTCATTCTGGATATTCCTCTTCAATTTTAGATATTGCTTTAATCTGTTTAATGGCCTTAGACATGGAAAGTTGTACTCCCCATAATGCCTGTTTTATAAGCTGGTCACGGTTCTTATTACTCATGTGATGCTTGATGTATTGCTTACCTACCATGTCCTGTAACTCTTCTGCTACTACAAATAAGTTTATCCCTACCATTACACCCTCCTTTGTTTAATGTCTTCCATAAACCTGCGATACCATTTGTTTTGTAACTTCTTGTTCCATAGCTCTGGCACCCATCTACCCTGTGCATCATTGCCATATCTCTCATATTTCCTACCATTTCCCATGCACCTTGGCTCATGGTGGCAGTTTTCGCAAACAGGCTCTTTTTTACTTAAGTCCTCATACGGGATTTCCATACCCGGTGTATACTCAATAATCTCTACTGTCGGAGCAAAATCCGGGCAACGGGTACTACCGGGTAAAGTGCTGGCATGGATTATTTCTGTTTCTTCCTCTACGGGAATTTCAGGTATTTTAGGAAGAACCGGAACAAAAGCCATTGCCAGACCTGCTCCCATCCATTTAATAAATTTTCGCCTTTCCATTTCATCTCCTTACTGGCCGCCTCTGACCACTTTCATAAACTCCGTCTGATGATGCCACATGGCAACACTGGCGAGTTTTAAAGTAACGTGTATGTTTCCGGCAAAGGCCATACGCCAATCATTACCTGATGACCTTATTTCATGCTCCGGGTTCTGAACTACAATTATAGCACCGTCCGGATGCCTTCTTTTTAGTTCATCAATTAGTTCATCCGTGGTGTGCAGTTTAATGTCCATTATTAATCTACCACTTCAACTGGAAATGTCAAGTTCTGCATTTGCAACGTTATGAAAGCCTTCCTGTCAATATCGTCATATAGCCTTGGGTCAAGGTCAAGCCTTTCTCCGCTACGCTCGACAAACTCGACACCCCCTTCTTTATATTTCTTCTTAAGGGAATCACACGCAGAACACATAGGTTTTGAATAAACGTATCTCATAGCCACACCGCCATAACTCCGATGACAACGGCCATACATACCAACCATGCTAATACGCCAAGCCCAATGGCTCTCAGGGCACCCTTGGCAGTATACATGTCTCTGTAGTCTACTTGGTGAATACGTCTTGCTTGTTTCGTCTGGTTACTGGCCTTTACTTCAAGATATTGATATTTACTCATGCTCCCTCCCCCGGTATTGGTGTCACTGACTCCTTCCTG